CCTGGGGTGGTGGGGTTAATAAAGTATGCGTAATAGGCATCGCCGCTACCGTCAATATTGGGCAGGTTAGAACTTCTCAGTCAGTAACTCTTGTAGGGTTGCAGGCAGATGGATTTATAGGTACTGTACAAGTATCAGGTCAGGCAGTGCCTAATGTTACGGGCTTTGGGCTTGTTACTGAACTAAGTGGGGTAGCCGTAGATGCTGGTGCTAACCACGGCGTTACAGGAGAGCAGGCAGTTTGTTCTGAAGGTGTAATAACAGTAACTGCTAAGGCAAACGTTGTTTTAGTTGGCTTTGGTGTTACGGCTTCTTTAGGGGCTGTCACAACTAGAACAGTTAATAACTTTAATGTAACAGGCGTTGGAGCCCTTGCGTTATTGGGTGAGGAAGAAGTAGACGCTAAAGCTAATGTCTTCCCAACTGGGGTGACTGGAACGGGGCAAATTGGTACCGCCCAAGTAGTAGGAAAAGCCGTAGTTAGCGTGACCGGCGTGGCTGGTACGATGGGGCTTGGTGAGGTTGAGGCAGAAGCTGGAGCAAATGCGGTTGTTACGGGGGTAGCAGGGACAATTTCTTTGGGTAGTGTTGCCGTAAACAGCGACGCTAACGTATACTTAACGGGTGTGAGTGCAGTAGGTCGGGTCTCTAGACCGCTAGTCTGGGGTTTGATTGATACTTCGCAAACACCAAATTGGACGCCGATAGCGGCTTAGGAGCAATAAATGGCAAGTACATATAGTAATCTTAAAATTCAGCTTATGGCAACCGGGGAAAACTCGGGAACCTGGGGCAACGTAACTAACGACAATTTAGGGGTAGCCATTGAACAAGCTATCACAGGTTCGGTTGACATTACTGTTAGTAGTGATACTACGCTAACCCTAACTGATACTAATGCAGCGCAAAATGCCCGCGCATTACGTCTTAATATAGGTGGTAGTGGCGGCTTTAATTTGACTGTCCCTAGTATCCAAAAACTGTATCTTATTAACAACGCGACACTAGCCGCCGTAGTTGTTAAAAACGCATCGGGGTCAACTGTTACTGTACCCACTGCTAAAACAATGTGGGTATTTAGCACCGGAAGCGGTGTAGTTGATGCAGTTACTCATTTAAGTTCGTTAACTCTTGGTTCTGCATTACCTATTGCTTCAGGTGGTACAGGTTCAACTTCAACCACGTATGCAAACTTGCAAACTAATGTAACTGGAACTTTACCCGCAGGTAATGGTGGAACAGGAATTACCTCTGCTGGTACTGCTGGTAACGTATTAACTTCAAATGGTTCAATTTGGACCTCTGCCGCTGCCGCTGCGTTTGACTCAGGTACGGTTATGTTGTTTGCACAGACCGCTGCACCAACGGGCTGGACTAAAAACTCATCTACGGGCGACAACTCAGCGTTACGGGTTGTAACAGGAAATGCAAGCACAGGTGGATCGGTAGCGTTTACTACAGCATTTGCAAGTCAAACCCCAACCGGTTCAGTAAGTATTACAGCGATTAGTGGTAGTGCTGGGTCAACAACATTAAGCACACCCCAAATCCCAAGTCATAATCACAGTATTAGTCCATTTTTTACTAGTGGTCCATCAGACCAAAGGCCAGGAAGTGGTGGAGGAAACAATAACGGCGGACTTACAACAAATAATACTGGCGGTGGCGGTTCACACGACCACCCATTTAGTTTTTCAAGTGGTTCTGGTACATTTACTGGTAACGCAATTAATCTGGCGGTTCAATATATTGATGTCATTCGTGCAACTAAGAATTAATAATGGGAACACTTAAAAACGGGTCTTTTTGCCCGCTCATTAAAAAAGACTGTATAGGTCTTACTTGTGCTTGGTATACCCGTGTGCAAGGCTACGATATGAATAGTGGCAGTCAGGTAGATAGTTATGAGTGTGCAATATCGTGGTTACCAATGCTGCTTATTGAAAACTCAGGACAGCAACGCCAAACTGGTGCCGCAGTAGAGTCATTTAGAAACGAGATGGTAAAAGCTAACGAGGTTAATACCCAACTAATTTTAGCGGCTTCTGAACCGCAACAACCCAAATTAATTAGGAGTAGAAAATGAAATTAACTATTATCCCTGTTGACGGATCGGTCGGCAAAAATGATGTTTTTTATAATAACCTTGATTTAAGTTCATGTAATATTCCTTCAGATGTACATGCGCTTCAATGGCAAGATACTGCTGGTTGGATTGAATACAATTCTTCTTTAGTAGAAAATCAACCTATTACTGAGCTACCAGCGTGGGCAAATTGTTGTATGACTAAATGGACTGAGGCCAATACCCCAGTGCCACCACCACCACCTACAGCACAAGAAAATAAATTTACCGCTATAAATAAATTACAGGCAACTGATTGGACAACTATTCCAGATGTTTCTGATCCAGCAAAAAGTAACCCTTACCTAAATAATGCTCAAGATTTTGTTGTGTACCGCAACGCTGTGCGTCAGTATGCAATTAATCCTGTATCTGGAAATATTAACTGGCCCGCTGTTCCACAAGAAGTTTGGACAACTGTATAGTGAACGCCCAGCTTGAGCAAAACAATTTTTTGTTCGTTCCTAATTTCATTAGTCAGGAACGTGCTAATTTTTTGCAACAAGAATTTTATAAATTAGAACGTAGTGGTCAATATGAAAAAGATCACCAAGCTCCAAATTCACCAGCCATCTACAACTTTAAACCGTTTCTTGAACTGCTTTGCCAAAAAGTAAATGAAGTAAGCAATTTAATTGAAGAGCAAGTGTTGCCAACATATTCTTACGCTCGTATATATAAAAATGGCGAAACACTCTCAAGACATCGAGATAGGCCAGCATGTGAGGTAAGTTTAACTGTTCATTTGGGTGGCGATGCAAATTGGAGTATTGGTATTCAAAAGCCAAACGGTGAAGAGGTTGAACTAGATTTAAATAAAGGCGATGCTATGCTGTATTTTGGGTGTACGGCAGATCATTGGAGAAATACGCCCTTTAGTGGTCAAAATTACAGTCAATTATTTTTACACTATGTGCGTAGCAATGGCCCCAATGCATGGGTTTATTTTGACAAAAGGAAATAAAAATGGCTCTTGAAGTAAAAGTTGGTTGTGTGTCCAATCTATATAGTCGCATGATGCATTTTAAAAATGCTGGCGATACTGAGCATAACCATACTCATAGCTTTGACCATTTAACTCTTTTAGCGGCGGGATCTGTTAAATGTGTAGTTGATGATAAAGAAACCATTTTTAAGGCCCCACATATGATTTTTATCCATAAAGATAAAATGCATGCCTTTACCGCCCTTGAAGATAATACTGTTGCTTATTGCATTCACCCAATGAGAATTGGCGAACGAATTGAAGATATTGTCGATCCAAGTATGATTCCAGACGGTGTGGCAGTGCCATTTGAAGTATGTCATTGGTGGGGTCCTTCAGAAAATTACAACGGTAAAAACCCTGACGCAAACAAATATCCAAACACTAAGGCTAGTGGAAACATTGAAATTACACAAATATAAATGAAAACGTTATTAGATCACATTGTAGTTATTGAAAACGCAATTACTAATGCGTTGTGTGAAGCCGTTCTTAATGAGTACAAAAACTGCGATGATTGGGTTCGAGCTATAACTGCTTCTGGTAAGTCTGATGCGGAAAGACAGTGTTCAAATATTGGTATTTCTTATGATTCCATGATTAAAAAAAATTATGAAACAAGAAAAAAATTAGATTCTTATTTGTATGTTTCTGCTTCTAATACAATAAAACAATATAATGAAAAACATTCTCTTTGTAATATAGAGCAAGACTCTGGTTATGAATTACTTAGGTACGAAACGGGTCAATTTTATTTATCACATATTGATTCTTTTAAAGACCGCCCCCGTGCCGTGTCTTGTTCATTTGCTTTGAATGATGACTACGAAGGCGGTGAATTTGCGTTTTTTGATCGTGAGTTAATATATAATTTAAAAAAAGGGGACGCTTTGATGTTCCCTTCAAACTTTATGTACCCCCATGAGATAATGCCCGTAACGAGCGGTACACGGTATTCCATTGTGACTTGGTTTGTATAAGGACTAATATGATTTTAGAAAACCCGGCAGTTAAATTGGAAGACGGTACCAAAGTGTGTCGTCATACGGTTGAAGTCCTATGCCCTAACTGCGGGCGAGATGTAGACGAGACTGAACTTTCTGCACAAAAGTGTAACGATTGTGGGTTTGATTTATCTACCCCTAAACAATCAGTATCTGTTTGGGCTACTTCCGTACCTAAAGGCGGTACAAAACTTTGGGGTGAATAAATTAAACACAGAAAGTGAATATTAACTATGTACACATTTAAATCTAAAGAGGCGGATGGGCAAAGCCTAGTACACGTTATTAATCTTATGTTAGGTAAAGATTTAATAGGTGCAGAAATAGGGGTTTTTAGAGCCTTAACACTTTGTACATTACTTCAAAATTGCCCAAATATTAAACACATATATGCAGTTGATAGTTATAAACCATATACAGATTTTATAAAAAACCCGTATAACGAGATACCAGCATACTCTATTGGTGAAAAAGAAATTGAATTCATTAAATTAACAGCGTTGCATAATATAAAATGGTCTGGGTTCGCTCACAAAGTTGAAATTTTAGAGCAAGATAGTAGCTTTGTAGCTACCCAAACAGGAAACGAAAGTTTAGATTTTGTATTTTTAGATACCTGTATGACGTATGAGCAAGAAGTACAAGACCTAAAAGATTGGTATCCAAAAGTTAAAAAAGGTGGTTTATTTTCGGGGCATGATTGGAATTGTAGTGCGGTTCAACGGGCAGTAAACGAGTTTATAGAAACTAATAAGTTAACACAGCAATTAAGTGTTTTTGATAATGTTTGGATGTTAATAAAATAAATGCACTATATATTTCCGTCCGAGTTTATTTTTTGGGCAAAAGCAAAAAATCATTTAGCCAATAAAGATTTTTTGTATGGAACAATTATGAACTCTTTGGATAAAACAAAAGATGCTCATGCTAAGCATTGGAGATGTAACGTAAATACAGAGTTTTTTGCTGGTTCAGATACGTGTGTTAAATACATTGATTTGGTTGTAAACGATGTTTATCCAGCATTAGATTGTATGTTCAAGGAACTTCCAATAAAAACACCTAAAAGCTCAAGAGTAACCAATATTTGGTACAACTATTATGAGCAAGGCCATAACCAAGAGATACATTCTCACGTGCCAAATTCTAATTTATCAGGCATATATTTGTTGCATTTAGAAGAAAAAAATAAAACTGTTTTTTATAGCTATAACTCAAGTATTTGTGGTCTTTCAAGCCCAGTTAAGCAGTTGGTAGAGGCCGAAGAAGGAGACATTATTATTTTCCCCTCTGTTCTTTTACATTATGTTATACCTTGCGAAAAACCCAGAGCTACTATTGCTTTTAATATTGAGTGCACTTGGTGAGTAAATTGAGATATGTCGGACGAACTGGGGTTATCGGCTGGTGCCAAAGGGATCAGCGAAGGGATTAAGACTGGACGGGAAGCTGGTCGGGAGATTGGCAAAAACATTGAGGAAGTACAGAAAGAAGCGGTAGATGTAGCGAAGGAACGGGCAAATGCAAGAATCCGTGAACGCAGGGAAGCAGAGTTAAGGAAAGAGCGGGCGATATTTAAAGCCCTTGAGGAGTACAAGCACCGTAAGCAAATATCGGATGAAGAGTACAAATTAAGGGTAGATTTTGTAAAGAAGTACGGCACTAAAGAGTGGCAGAAGCTAATAGACATCAAGACCGAGATTGAGCGGCTTGAGAAGGAAGATAAGAAGTACTTTGATGCCGAGTTATCAAAGGTTAGATGGGTGCAGTTTTGGTGCTTTTTAGCAGCGGGCTGGATAGCTTATTACATGGTATGGGGGAGTAAAAAATGAATGAACATGAAACCGCTAAAGAAGTTGCTGGTAAATACATCGGCAAACAAGGTCTTTTTTACATTACCTTTATTGTGGTGATTGGCGTAGGAGCTTCCATAGTCCTTGAAGAATCCAAGATGGCTGCCGTGATGGGACTGCTTGGTGCGTCTTTAACCGCCCTAATCTCAATGCTTAACGGTGTTGCTGGTGCTACCCCCAAACAAGACAAGCCTGAGTTTGAGATTATGAAAGAACTAATTTCCCGCCTAGATAAGATGGCTGATCGTGATCCAATGTCCGTGTCGGTAGAAGGTGACAAGGTCGTAGTACGCAAAGGCGATAACGAAACCGAAGTAGGGAGAAAATAATGTTTACCCTAATATCCACAGCGCTGTCCTTCCTTATGGGGGGGCTGCCTAAACTACTGGACTTCTTCCAAGACAAGTCCGACAAAAAACATGAACTAGAACTTGCCGCCATGCAGATGGAGCGTGAACTTAAGATGATGGAAGCGGGCTATATAGCCCAAGCCCGTATCGAAGAGATCAGGACAGAACAAGTCCAGATGGAGACTCAAGCTCAGGAACGTACGGCTATGTATGCCCACGACATTGAGATTGGCAAGGGTGCTTCTCAGTGGATCATTAATCTACGGGCTTCGGTACGCCCAGTCGTGACCTACTTGTTTGTTCTACTGCTGATCGTTGTAGATATTGCTTCTATCTGGTGGGCATG